TTATTCTTTCTTTGATTAATAAGATCTGATTGACGAGTAGCCTGTAGATCAACTCTCTTATCTTTTGCTTTCTCTCTTTCTTTTTCTCTCTTCATTAAACCTTCAGTCTCAATACCCTTTAACTTCATATTGTACTCAAACTCAAGAGCCATTAACTCTTTCTTCATCTCAACCTCAAACTGCATTTGCTGCATAGCATATTGTGCTTCTGCTTGTTTTACAGATATTTTAGATTGCGCTTCTATTTGAGCTGTCTGTTGTTTTTGTTCAGCAGCAGCTTGTTGAGCCTGCATGTTAATTTGCATTTGAATCTGAGACTGTTGATCTTCTCTTTTTTGAGCTTTCTCTAGTCTTGTTCTTCTCTTAACCTTAAGCATTTCATTAGCAAGCTTAAGATTCTTTATCATTCTAATATCAATAGCGTCTTCTAAGTCTATTTGACCAGACTGTAGTGCTATCTGTATATTTTGCTCTACTTGTTGCTTCTCATCTTCATCTGGCTCAAGTTCTATAAATATACCAAAAGAATGAAGATATAGGTTCTGTATGTCTTCTAGTATTGCTATATTATACTTGCCAACCTGCATAGCAAACTCATCTCTAAAGTCTGCGTACTTAAGTATATCAGAAACTCTTAATGATAAACATTCAGCTAATCTTTTTGTTATCATTAACCCACTTTGAAGTATATGTCTTGTGGCAACATTACTGTTTAATGCAGCTAACTTCTGAACTCCAACTAATGCATCTGGATGAGGCATAGATCCATCTCTTGCTTCATTTAATCCAGTTACATCACGAATCATATTTAGGTTGTAGTTGTAGTTATTTATAAGAGCTGCCATCTTAGACTGACCGCTATTAGTATTAAGCTCTTGAATTGGGACTCTTGCATTATTAAACTCACCATCACCTGTATAGCTTCTACCTATAACGGATCCAGTTTGGAAATACAACTTAAGTGCATCTTCTGGGTTATATGCAGCTCCTGTTCCTAGATCTACCTCACTAATACCATCAGCATCTATAAATACACCATCTGGTATAATTCTAGACATAACCTGCTGTAACTTTAAGTGAGTTAGTTGTATCTGATCAGCAAATGGAATCATTCTCTTTACAAGAGACTGTATCTGGCCTTTATACATACTTGGAGCATGTATAACATAGTTAGATAGTGCCCTTTGTGTTGCGGCTTCTGGTCTTACCATATTCTTCAAAAGCTCCCACTTAATAAGTATGTTGCTTCCAAGAACTAATACGCCTTCATACCACACATCCTTAACTACATCTATCCTTTCAAAACGCTCATTATTTTCTTCTGGATTAAATCCTTCGTCTCTTCTTATTACTCTTTCACCTCCGTTATCTAAAAACTTCTTTTTATATACAAATCTTTTTTCTGTCTTATAATTGAAGTACAATAAAGTAACAACTTCATCGTTAAATACATCATCTTGAAATCAGTATAGTGTACCTGCTTAACTTCTCCAACGTAATATATATCTGAAAAGTCTGGCTTTTCTGTATAGCTATATATTAAAGCAGCAGGATCTACATAATCAACAGAAAGTCCAGCTCCAGGTAAGAACTGGTGCTTAACTGCACCAATCCCTATCTCTGTAATATCTTTATCAACCATAGGTTTTATTACATCCCTATAGTCATTCATCTCTAATAAAGTATTAATTGCAACCTCTTCAGCTATCTCAATTGATGGCTTATACTTCAATTGCATGTACAGTGATAACTCTTCGTCATTTTGAGGTATCTCTTCTTGAGGCACATTAAATGCGTCTATACCAAACTGTTCTTTTGTCTGAACTAATATATCCTTAGCCAACATATCAGACTCAACCATGTCTTGAAATAAATTCTTTTTTTCAGCAGAGTTAATATCTTGAGCTTGAGCCTTTATTGAATAAAGCCTATCAGACATACCGTTGACAACAATGTCAACAAACTTTGGTATTATTTGCACTGGTTTCCAGTCTAGATTAAGATAAGACAAGTCTCCATCTACAGCTAGTAGGTCCTTATACATTTGTGTTGGCTGCTCGCCACGTGAGTAAAGTCTTAATTTGTGGAACTCTAAATATTGATCGTAATATCTACAGCTTCCTGCATTAACTCTTTTGAACCACTCACCCTCTATAGCTTTACCAACTCTTAGACCATAGTCCTTTGTGTTCTTTTCTGCATCCGTTGCCATTTGATTTGGAAACGGAGTGCCACTTATAATTACAGATGGTTTATTATCCATTATCTTTTTAATTGACTTTTATTGCCAGTACTATTATCGTATTTTGCAAATTTAATACTAATTTTTGATTTTTGCTCTTCCTTTTGAATCATGTTATTTCTAGTAGCCATTATTGCTAGACCAGAACTAATTGACGCATCGTGTTTTGTTCTATTTGTTATATCAAATCTTGCCCAATCTTCTAGTGTTTTTGTAAAATACATATTACCCATTTCTTCTGGATCTCTATACGTTCCTTCTGAGTCGTATCCAACGTACTGCTCTATATATGATCCAATTGCAGAAGCGTGTGCCTGTTTAACATCCTCAGATGAGTTTGGTATACCGCCTACTTCTAATTCAAATTTAGACAATTTTGTGATATGTTTGTCTGGCCTATTCAAAGAAAAGTTTCTATATCCCCTACTCTTTAAATAATACAATAGTCTAGTCTTATTATTTTCTATAAGTACTGGCATTCCATAGAAGTGTATAGCCATTACTACATCCTCAAAAAATATCTCAGCTGTCTGTGTTCTTGTTACATACTCTAAGAAGAATTGATTTGTTGGTGCATTCTGCTCCATATGGAACTTTGTTAAACCATGTAGGGCTCCATTAGAACCACCTCCTCCAACGGTTCCAGATATGTCATATGGGTCACATCCAAACGCACCTATATGATCGTTTCCTGGCCTCATTTTTCCATTCCTATCCTTTACAACATTATTCCTCATATTTGAATTAGGTATCCAAGATAAAACAAATCTACCACCAGGATCAGGAGTCCATATTACCTCTGTATCTTGTACGCCATTTTTCCAGTGGAACGATCCTCTTGTTAGGACCCTATCCTTTATTAAAGAATCATTGTAATCAATCTGCTGATATATCTTAGATAAGTTATAAAGCGATTGTCTTGACTCATCACGAAAAGCATGAGATTCAGTTCTCGGATATTGTCTATAAAATTCATTAAGTGCATCGGCATCATTTTTAAGTGCATTGACTTCATTATTCCAATATGTAATTACTCCTGTTTGTATAAGTTCACCATCTATACCCAAAATTGGTACTTTTGGATCCTCAAATACTGGATATCCATATTCATCTATAAAACCTTTATCACCTCCTTTAGATAGTGCATTTGATGTTGATCCCATCATACACTTGCCTATTACCTTACTACCTAGCCTTAAACAGGTTTTTGTTACCCTCCAGTTGTTTAATATATTATCTGGTTTTAACCATTTACCGCTTTCATCATGTATCAACATGAGAAGTTTTTCACCATCGTATGAGTTATCAGCTGTATTCTTCCAGTCTATAGTAGTGTCAAGACCTTCCATTATTTCCTGATTCTCATCGTTCATGCTCTTCTTGGTAATCTTAGATGCAGGCACCCTAAAAGAAAGCTCTGTCTTTGGATTATCCATACCATCTTGTATTGGCTTAAAGAAGAATGGATAGTTCTTTACTATTGGAACAACCTTGTCTGTAAACATTGTCTTAGCATCACTACCAGTCTTTGATAGTATACCTAAACGAGCATCTTTTGATATGGTACCAAGGTTACATATTTCACCAGAACTCATGAATGAAAAACCGCTACGTCTATTTTTCAAATAGCACATACCGTATGATCTATAGTCTGCCTTACACGCCTCCCAAAATATATAAAACAACCTATTAGACTCTCTGAAATCTGGTAAACCAACATCTATCTTAGACCATTGTAGATACATATAGTGTGTACCAGTAATGTATGTTGGCTTTCCATTATTAATAAACCAATGTCCATTATCTCTTCTATCAAACTCCTCATTAATATAATCAACCCACTGAGACTTAAATACATTGTCTCTTCTGGTCCACTCAAAGAATGTCTTTATTTTCTGAAGCTCCTTTGGAAGTTCTATAGGTTCCCACTTATTTCCTAAAACTTTAATGTCTTGAGGTGTTTTAGGAAGTGCTATATGTAATCCATTTATTTCGTATACATCACCTATGGTACCATCCTTAGATATAATAACAACATCGTATTCATCATCGTATCCATACTTCCATGACTTAGCTTTATTTCTTACCCTTATAGCGTTGCCATTTATGTAATCTGGTACTAAATTATAAATATTATAATTATTACTTTCTTCCGTTTGGTTTAGCTCTTCCTTCTGCAAATCCACCATTTCCAGTGTCTATTTTCTTTATTTGACTTTCATCAATTTTACTTCTTTCAATATCTATTCTATCTAGTATGTATAACGCATCCTCAAATGCTAGTCTTTTTGCAGCTGCTGCATTCTTCATTTTATCAGCCGATATATCATCCTCACTGTTGCTTATTATAGAATCGTTTAAGACGTTTATTAATTCATCTACAGCTTTTTCTGCCGCAACTAGCAATCTATCTTTTTTTATTCTTAAATCTTCAGGCATAAACTACTCAATTTCATTCTATAAAGTTTCTTACCATCTATCCTAAATTCATACTCTGATTCTGGTTTAAACGAAACTAAATCTCCACTATTAACATGCTTATTTTCTGGTATATACCTAACTAATCCATGCAAATATTTTTCATGATCACTACTTGATAAATAGTCTGTATTATCATTTTCTATTGGTTCCACAAAACAGAATGGGTATGGAGCTTTCCATTTATCTTTACCATACAAGAATATCTGATCAAGTTCAACTATAAATATATCATCACTATAATGATTCCAGCTTGATCTTTCGTTACCCTTCATGTCATAGTATATCCTAAATACATTATGATGAACAATAACAAAATCACCAATAGATATATCTCCGTCATATCCAATTGGAACCTCTTCTACTAATCCAACTCTATTTGTTACTGTATGATCTTCTTGTGATGAAGATATTACAAAGTCTATATCTCCATACTTTCTTAATGCATCATACCTTAAACCATTTAATGGTTTTATAATAAAATAATGTGGGGATTTCATTAGAAATTAATGTTATACTCTATTGATACTGGTACAGTAGATCCAACTGTTTTCCATTTTACAGCCTCTCCATCCTTTTCAACCCAAATGTCATATAATCCTTCTTCAGTTCTCATAATATCAAATACAACGTACTCACCATTCATAACTGGTTTACCTACCTGGAAATGCATAGCATTTAACGGGTCCGTTCCTATTGATATTTTTCTAATTATCATGATATTTCTCCAGTGATTCCATTAATCATGCCTTCTCCATACTTGTCGTATATCTCTTTCTGCACAGTTGCATACTCTTTATGAGCGAGGTCAACATTGATTAATGTAGTTTGTTTATCATTCTTAAGCCTCTCCTCTGTAATAGCTATATCTGCCAACCTAGATCTTAGATCTGCGTAAGTTGATCTCACAGTATTAAACTTCTCTAACTCTTCTTGTGTTAATTTTCTTTCTTCCATTTTATTTAATTTAATTGAAACAAATATAACAAAAAATCCACACTTTAGATGTGGATTAATATAATTTGCGTTATATAGTGTGTGTAAATATTTCTACGTATAACTCATTCATAAGCCCATCTGCAAGAACACCTGCGCTATAACTTTTAAGTGTTACTGAATTAGCACTTGTTATAGAAAACTCAAACGTAGTGTCTTGCGCTCCTGATATTCCAATTATGCATCCAACATATCCAGAAAAAGATCCAGTAGACGTAAATAAGTATTCTCCAGTTCCAACATACGACCAAGATCCAGTAATTGTATTTCCTTGAACTAATGTATCATTTGGAGCAGTTGATGAAACTTGTTTTAAATATGCCCTATATACAGCACCAGATCTTTCAAGATCTACTATTGATTGAGCAGTAATATTTTTAGTATCTCCAGTACTTGCGTCTGAAGTTAATATCTTATCGCCAGGATTTACTGACCCTACTGTATAATTATTAATTTTTCCCATGTAACAAATTTAATAAATATTTGTGACAATTATTTACCTTGTCC